AGGAGTCTTTCGACTCCTCTCTGGGCGCGATGCCCGCGAATCCTTCGTCCCACGTTGGAACTACAGCTTTGCCCACTAGAACCCGTCTCCGTAGCGGCCCCCCATTCGAGTCTGGTACTCGTATCAGACATTCGACTGGGACCGTTACAACCCGCGTTCCTATACAACTTCCCTTAACGGAAGAGTGTACGGATGTGGTTGGAGATTACGGCAACGAGCACCCTTTCGACCTAAAACGTAGGTTGATTGAGTACGAGCCGTTAAACGGAACCTCGCTTGATGTGTTCACTGGCACTGAGTCTGTGACGTATAATAATTATACGCCAAGTCTCCTTGACATTGCACACGAGCATATTCCGATGGGTTCACCTCCTAGCAATGGCGCGCTCATGTCTGAGTTGTTGGCTAAAACCAACCCCTCAAGGCCAGTAGTTGACCTTCCGGTCTTCTTCTGGGAGCTGCGTGAGTTGCCCTCCCTAGTCAAGACCACCGGCGAGAACCTTTTGAAAAGGTCTGCTGGTTCCTACCTCTCTTACGAGTTTGGTTGGAAGCCATTAATCGGTGATCTTGTAGGGCTAATGAAGTTCCAGGATCATTTTCACAAACGTGAAACTGAGATATCCTCGATACTTCTACAGGGCGGGGTAAAGCGACGCCGCAGTCTTAGGGACGATACGTTCTTCGAAGAAGATAATCGTATCCTCCTTGACACCGTTGGCACGACTTTACGCGTCAACAGGACGAGGTTGACTCGACGTCGAATTTGGGCCACCACTAGGTGGGTCCCCGATTCGACTCGAATGCCTCCTAAGACCGTAAGGGAAATCCAATCGCTAGCGCGTAAAGCAGTGCTAGGATTGGCGGTAGAGCCTGCAACATTGTGGCAGGCCATGCCGTGGTCGTGGATGATTGACTGGTTCAGCTCTGCGGGCGACTATTTAGAAGCCCACAGAAATACTGTTCCTGCCATACATCAGAAGGGTTGTGTTATGACCCAAACTGAGACATACACGAACTTTTTCCGTGGAGAAGGGCTTGATGCCGGTTGGCCTCGAGTCCTCGGCGGATCTGGTAGCCAGTACTACGTTACAAAACGTAGACGGGTCCAGGTCAATCCAACAATAGCTGCCTACTTCCCATTTCTGAGTCGTAGGCAAGTGTCGATTCTCGGTGCGCTTTCTGTGACCCGAGGAGGGCACAGGAAACGTTAACCGAGAAAAGGACCTACTAATGTTGGGCGATACCGTTAGCATCACCGTCAATGCTGTTGCAAAGACGCTTGCTAAGATCAATCAAGATGGTTACTCCTCCGAGTACTATCTTCGTGAAACTCTTCAAGAGTTCCGCATGAAGATTCGTCACTCGAAGGATAGGCCCGCAGCAGATGGCACTGTGGTGGATCGGCATAACGTCGAGCTCACCCAGACCGTCTATGCGACCTCAACGACGCCGGAAATTATCCGTCGCTCGTACGTTGTCATTACCAATAGGTATAATGACGACGCTACTGCACTTGGTCATCTTCAGGCAGCCGTAAACGGCTTCATGACGACGGCCAACGTCGCAAAGTTCGCGAACTGGGAGTCCTAACCTCTCATTCGTCCGCTTTCGCGGTCTTGATTGTAGAGGTGTAGGCTATCTTTCCAAGGTAGCACGCACCCTTATCGCTCGGCCGTAGATCATATCGACGCTCTTTGGTGAGGTCCATATGAATAACAGCTACGAGCAGGTCCTTGAGGGACTATACACCGCTATCTTTATAGATATAGGTGTAGAATTTCCCAACGACCTTGAAGGGTTGGATCGCGATTTATCGCGACTCCTCTCTTTAGTTCGAACACGTGGTCTTTCGTTTATCACGATTGACCTGCCTTCAGCTGGAAAGGTCTTTGACCGATCTCTGGCTGATGGTCTCCTACTTCCATTGCCTTTTCCCGGTTTCCGGCAAAAGCTCAAAGGAACCAAAGTGCCGGCATTTCTGTCGGGACTTCTGGTGAGAGTGTTCGATCCTAGTGGTATGCTTCTTGAGCATCCTAACATCACTGCAATCCTTTTCCTTCGTCAGCTGTTCTATGCAGCTAAGAAATTAAGGATTACGTGCGATGAAGAACGAATCAGCGAAGCTGTTTCGGACTTTCTTAGGATCGAGAATCAGATCCGCCCCCCTTCCCTTAACTGGGTTGAGGATGAACTTGTTCTTCACAATGCTCGCGATCTGCATCTTGCAGACTGCTTGCAACGCTCGGGCGCAAGTTCAGGATCCGGTTCCCAAGGTACCTATTCAACCGGTCAGCTGTTTCAATTTGAACACGCTGCCGGGGCAACAGATACCTCGCTCCTGGATACAATCCAGCGAACAGCTGACATTGTCTCCAGCTCCTTCGGTTGGTTCGAACCCGCCGATTGGAGAGTGAAGCATGGACCAGGAGCTGTCTCTGACCTAAGGAGTGGTACCTCTAAGTACACATTCCCGAATTGGCCAGAGAAACTTGAAGCGATGTTCCCTCTCTCTGAGTTCGCTTTTGCGAATGTAGGGATATGGGCACAAGCTGTCGATGAGAATTCAAAAGCGATTCAAGGCTTTTCGAAGCATGAACCGCCCGCGAAGCTCATTGCTGTCCCAAAGACGCAGAAGGCCCCGAGGTTAATAGCCTCAGAGCCAACTGCCCATCAATGGGCTCAGCAAAGTCTCAACGAATTTATTCGTGAGATGACAGCCAAGTCACCAATTGCGGAGGCCATCTCGTTTAGAGACCAGCGACCCAATATGGTACTTGCGCTCAAGGCCTCGGCTACCGGTAGCCATGCGACAATTGATTTGTCGTCGGCTTCTGATAGGCTTAGCCTATGGGTAGTTGAACGAATCTTTCGTAGGAATCTTCGATTCCTCGAAGCTCTTCACTCCTGTAGGACGCGCTGGCTCGTCAATGAAATTGACGAGAAGCTTGGTAAGTACATTGTACTTAAGAAGCTTGCAGCCCAAGGTGCAGCGTTCACGTTCCCCACTCAAACGGTTGTTTATGCCGTCGTTGCGGTTGGGTGTATGTTACATACGCTCGGCCTACCAGCGACCCCAGACAACATCCGTAAGATGGCGCGTGAGGTCCAAGTCTTTGGTGACGATATTATCGTCCCCATTGGCTGTTGGGAAATTGTCGCTAACGTTTTAGAAACGTTAGGGTTTGAAGTGAGTCAATCGAAGACCTTCGGAACTGGAAAGTTCCGTGAGTCTTGCGGATGTGACGCATACGACGGAGTCGACGTGACTCCCGCGTACTATCTTCAAGCTTACGACAAGTCCCGCCCCGCTTCGGTCGATTCCTGCGTTGCGTCTAGTAATAACTTCTTTAAGAAGGGATACTGGAACGTCAGCAGCTGGATCGTTTCGACACTGCCAGAGTGGATTCAAAAGAATCTTCCTTTGGTGCCGATCGAAAGCGGAACCTTTGGTCTGGAGTCGTACTGTGGTTTGGCGCTCGATCACCTCACGGTGAGGAAGAACCATACCCTCCAGTGCGATGAGTACCGTTGTGTGCAGGTTATTACCCGCACTCGTAGGTCTCCAGCCCATTGGGAGGCGAATCTGCTTCAGTATTATACTGAAGCCCCTAAGCCAGAGGACTTTGTCCAATGGAGTAGCGGAGTCGATTCGTTGCCCAAGACAAGAGTATGTCTTGGGTGGGCCTCTGAACGTTCTTTCCTTTCTTTTAAGGAACCCGTTTAGAGAACGATGC